AACTCGGTGCAAAACTTTTTCTATCCTTTAGCAACTGCAAACCGCCAGCAGGCGATGGCAGTTCCCACAATCGCAAGAGCGCGCAATATCATATGCTCGACTGTTGCATCTTTGCCACTAGAGCAAAGAATCAAATCTTCCGGGGTACGAGTCGAACCCAATCGCGTAATTAACCAACCAGATTCACGCGTTCCCGGATCATCTATCTATTCATACATCGCTGAGGATTTACTATTTCACGGCGTGGCGTATGGACAAGTTATGTCTATGTATGCCGATGGTCGTATTCAAGAATGGACACGCGTATCACCTGATCGCGTCGCACAAACATTAAATGCTAACTCAACAGAGATTATTGGTTATCAAGTTGATGGATCATTTGTTCCCAATATGGGCGTTGGATCTCTTGTTGTATTCAATGGACTCGATGAAGGATTCTTATCGCGCGCAGGTCGCACAATTCGCGCGGCTGTTGCATTAGAAAACGCATCAGAAGCATTTGCTAAAGAGCCAGTACCAATGATGGTTCTAAAGTCAAACGGAACAAATCTTACAAGCGAGCGTATCGGCAAACTGCTAGAAGCCTGGCGCGTAGCCCGCACAACTCGGAGTACAGCATTTCTAAATGCCGATGTTGAATTGCAGGCTATGGGAATTGATCCAAACAAACTGCAACTTAACGAAGCACGTCAGTACGTTGCTTTAGAGTTATGTAGAGCTGCTGGATTGCCTGCGTATTTCGCATCTGCTGAAACTACGTCAATGACTTACTCAAATGCAATCTCAGAGCGTCGTTCACTAGTAGATTTCTCATTGCGGCCAATCTTGACATCAATCGAACAGCGTTTATCAATGCCTGATTTCGTTGGTCAAGGTAATGAAGTGCGCTATGCACTTGATGATTTCTTGCGTGGCAATCCTTTGGAGCGCGCGCAGGTTTACGAAATCCTAAACAGAATTGGCGCTATGAGCGTTGATGAAATCAGACAACAGGAGGACTTGTTATCATGAAAATAACAATGCCAGTATCATTAACAGCATCTGATGTTGAATCACGCATCATCGCTGGTCGAATTGTGCAATGGGACGCAGAAGGTAACACCTCAGCCGGTCGCACAAAGTTTCTTCCTAACTCAATCGAGTTTGGTAAGAATACAAAATTGGTTTTAGAACATAACCGCACTAAGCCACTAGGCAAGTTGATGGAATGGTCACAGGATGACACAGGAATTACTGCATCATTTAAGATCGCTAAAACAACTGCTGGCAATGACGCACTAGAGGAAGCAGCAACAGGCTTGCGCTCCGATTTTAGCGTTGGTGTTGAAGTAGATGCATGGGAAAACAAAGAGGGCGTAATGGCTATCAGCGCATCTAAATTAATTGAAGTTTCACTTGTAACCGATGGAGCAATCCCAGGTTCAGAAGTGGAAAAGGTAGCAGCAGCCGAAGCACAAGGTCAGGCTGCAAGCGAATCAACCCCGGAACCTCAGATCGAGGAACCTAAGACAGAAGGAGATGACCTAGTGTCAGAAACCGTTTCAGAGGCAGTATCAACCGAGACGGTTGAAGCTGCAAAGGTCGAAGTAAAGGCTGCAACAGCACCTGTACTTAATTCACAGCGCGTACGTACACCAATCGTAGATGCTGCTTCATACTTGGAGCACTCAGTTCGCGCATCACTTGGCGATGAGACATCAAAGTTGTACATCACAGCTGCATCAGATGGAACATCAACAGAGTGGGCTGGACTTGTTCCAACTCCACAACTTTCAGAAGTTATTAACGGCAAGGGTTCAATCGCTCGTCCAACAATTCAGAGCGTATCAACTGCTGCACTTCCGCCTGCTGGGCTTACATTCGAAATTCCGCGTGTAAAAACCATGCCTACCGTTACAAAGTCAGTTGCTGAAAAGGGCGCATTTGGAGATACTCAGGGCGAAATTGAGTACCTAAGCGTTTCTGTCAAAAAAGCAGCCGGCATGCAAAAATTTGACGTTGAGGTTCTTGACCGCACGTCGCCTGCGTTCTTCAACGAGTTGGTTTCTTTGATGGCTGAAGCTTATGCAGCAGCTACAGATGAAGCAATGTACGATGCGTTGATCAACAATGGAACACTTGATTCAACAACAATTACACAGCCTTGGGATGGCGATGAGTTAGCAGGATTCGTTTCTCGCGCAGCTGCATCTATCTACAAGAGCACAAAGCGTTACCCAACAGGTATCGTTATGTCTCCTGATCAATGGGGCAAGTTTGTGGGTCTAACCGATTCAAACAAGCGCAATCTATTCAACGTTGCTGGATCACCATCTAACCCAACAGGCGCACTAACACCAACTGACGCAGTTGGCAACATCTATGGACTTCCAGTTTATGTAACACCTAACTCAGGTCTAACAGATGGAGATTCATCAGTAATCGTTGTAAACCGCGATTCATACACATTCTACGAATCAGCAGCACCTCTACAACTTCGCACAAACATTGTTGCGACTGGACAGGTTGAAGTTGGTTACTACGGTTACTACGCAATCGCTCCTAAGTTGGGCGCAGGCGCTTTCCGTTTCAATAACGCTTAATAGCGACACTTAATCATGCCGGGGGGGTTGCTCCCGATCTCCCCGGCAGCAGTTTAGAGAGGATGAAATGCCAACAATTATTACAGCGTCAGAGTTGCGATCAGTGCTTGGCGTTTCATCCGCTTTATACAGCGACAGTTATCTAAATGAAATAATTGATACAAGCGAGGCTGTTATTTTGCCTTTGCTTGTTACATATGCTTCACCAATAGCCAAGGTTTCGCTGACTGATAATGTCGCAACCTTTGAGACAGTAGGGATTCATGAGTTCACCGAAGGACAATCAGTTGTCATCGCTGGATGCGGATCTCCATTTAACGGCACTCGAACAGTCAATGCTGATGTCGATGCGTACACATTTACAGCAAACATCACTAATGCCGATATCATCGAACGAAATGTCATCCCTAGCGGATCCGCAACACTTACAGGCGCTTCAACTTATGTTGGGGTTGCAGCTGTTGAATCGGCGATCATGGTAGTTTCAGTTGAAGTATTCCAATCTCGTACTGCTCCTGGCGGTCAGATTGAAGGAGTAGATTTTGCACCGTCGCCATATCGGATGGGTCGCAGCTTGTTTAATCGTTGCGTTGGTCTCTTGGGACCTTACATCGATGTTGAAACGATGGCTCAATAATGCCGAGCACAATTCTTTCAGCAGTTCGCACTCCTCTTGCCACGGCTCTTGCTGGAGTTTCTGCCAACATATTCAGTTATGTTCCAGAGCAAGTTCCCGCACCTGCTGTTGTAGTCGTACCGGATTCTCCTTACATGGAGTTTGAGACTATTGGAAAGAGCACCTTTCGATGCAAGTTAAATTACACAATAACCTGTTGCGTTGCTTACAACAGCAACCCGGCTTCGCTTGATAACATCGAGCAACTCATAACGAGCGTTGTGGCGGTCATACCGGCTGGATACGATCTCCAGGTAGTTGATCGACCAACAGTTACAACAGTAGGCGCTAGTACCTTGCTAGTCGCGGACATACGCGTATCCACTTGGTATACGCAGACATCATAAGGAGAAAACCGAAATGCCAACAACAGTCATTACGGGTCGCGACCTAATTCTGACCATCGCTACAGTTAATTACGATGCTCAGACAACTAGCGTTACACTCGTTAATAGCCCAACAATCGATATTTACCAAACCCTCGATGGCAAAGCTTTTAAACACACAGACGACAACTGGACTCTGAATGTTGAGTTACTTGCTGACTGGGGCGTAGCGTCATCACTATTCGAAGCTATGTGGACAGCAGCTGATACAAATCCAAACACAACACTTGCAGTATCTTTAACAGCTGCAACAGGCGCAGTATTCGCTTGTAATGTTTTGCCTGTTTATCCGACAGTCGGTGGTACTGCTCCAGGAGCACAAACCGATACTTGGGCTTTACAGGTAGTCGGAACACCAGCAGACACATTCAGCTAAAATCTAACAAACGGGAGCAAAGATGAAACTACCAATCACAATTACATATAACTCAGGCGACGAAGCAACTTACACGGCTCAACCTCCTGAGTGGGCAAAGTGGGAGAAGGCAACTGGCAACACGATTTCTCAAGCTAATGACAAGATTGGCATCTGGGATCTTATGTTTCTGGCTTATAACGCTTATAAGCGAGAGAACGCTGGAAAGCCTGTTAAGTCTTACGAAATATGGTCTGACACCGTTGCTAATGTAACGGTAGGAGACGATAGCCCAAAAGCCACCAGCCAGGAAGCATAAGGCGGATCCTCGTATCTCTAGCAATAGAGACGGGGATACCGATGCAATACTGGGATGATGCAGATGACATATTAACGGCGATAGATTTATTAAAGGAGCGAACGGATGGCAGATGATGTCAAGATCGCTTATGATAAATCAGATTTACGCGGCATTACCAGGGCTTTTAAGGGTATGTCAGATGAAGCCATTGAAGCTGCTAAAAAAGAAAGTTCTAATCTTGCTGAGTTCGCTGCTGACCGTATTAAGATTGCAGCAGCGACTCGCTTGGTTTCAGGGACTGCTGCTCGCCGTATTGCAGATGGAGTTAAGGTAAGCAAGACTTCAAAGATTGGCGAGTTTAGTTATGGCTTTGCTCGCCAGAAGTTTAGCGGTGGCGGTTCAACTTTAGATTTACTTTATGGCATGGAGTTTGGTTCTAATCGCTTTAAGCAATTCCCGACTCGTACGCCAAACAAAGGTAGAGGTAATTCTGGTTACTTCATTTACCCAACCTTGCGACAGATCCAGCCAAATCTAGTTCGTCAATGGGAAGAAGCATTTAGCAGGATTCTGAAGGAGTGGGATTAATGGCAGGCAATAGAACCCTTAAACTTTCGATTCTTGCTGATGTCGATGATCTTAATAAAAAGTTAAAATCTGCTAATGGCGATGTTGAATCATCATCTAATAAGCTTGGTGACTTTTCTAAAAAGGCTGGATTGGCTTTTGCAGCAGCAGCAGCAGCTGCGGGTGCTTATGCAACTAAGTTGGCAGTCGATGGAGTTAAAGCTGCGATTGAAGATGAGCAGGCTCAAACTCAATTAGCGCTCGCTCTTGAAAATGCAACCGGCGCAACTAATGCTCAGATCAAAGCAACTGAGGACTCGATTCTTCAGATGTCTTTAGCAACTGGTGTTGCAGATGACAAACTTCGTCCGGCACTTGGTCGCTTGGTTCGATCGACTGGCGACATCACAAAAGCCCAGGATTTATTGGCGATTGCTCTTGATGTCAGTACAGCAACTGGTAAGCCTCTTGAAGGCGTAGCAACCGCTCTAAGTAAGGCTTACGATGGCAACACCGCAGCTCTTGGCAAGTTAGGCATTGGTTTATCTTCGGCTGAATTAAAGACAATGTCTTTTGAACAAGTACAGGGACGCCTAAGTGAATTGTTTGGCGGAGCAGCTGCTGCTAACGCCGATACCTATGCAGGTAAAATTGCAAGAGTTCAAGTCGCTTTTGATGAAGCCAAGGAAACACTTGGTCAGGCTTTATTGCCAATCCTTGACAAGTTTTTAGGTTTTATTAATGAAAATGCTTTACCAGCGATTCAAGCCTTTACCGCTGCCTTTAGCCTTACTAAGGGCGATGGTTTTGGAAAGACAATCAGCGATGTTGCATCAACTATTAAACAAGTCGTTACACCAATTTTTGACGGCATCAAAACTATTATTGATAAAGTTAAAAAGGCTGTTATGGATAGCAAAGACGAGTTTGCATCCTTTTGGGAAGTCATTAAGTTTGTTGCCCCACTTATCGGCCAGGCTATTGGTGATTCCTTAAAGATAGTTGGTGAAATTGCTGGAGTTGTCATAACCCTTATTGGCAAGGTATTGGGTGCAATTAAGCCTTTACTAAATACCGCCATTGACGGCATCAACTTAATTATTAAGGGCGTAAACCTTATTAAGCCAGGAGCAGATATTGGTTTAATTCCTAAGATTGGTTCCACTTCTGGATCTACATCTACTGGAGCACTTGGCAATTTCTCAATGTCTACTGGTCAGACGATAAGCTCATCTGTTACATCTATCCCAACAACAGCCACTACAACAGCCACAACAACCACTAATGGTTCGACTGGAATTGCTGGAGTTACCTCGGCTGTTGCAGCTGCGGTAAGCATAGGATCCTTTAACGCTGGATCTTTTAGAGCTGCTGAATCTGCTTCAATGGCACCTGTTTACAATATCAATGTAACTGGAGCTTTGGACAAGGAAGGCGTTGCTCGTCAGATTGTTGAGATTATTAACGAGTCCTCTTATCGCGGTAGCGGTGGCGCTGGAGCCTTTGTCGCATGAGCCAATGGACTCCTGAATGGCAAGTAACAATCAATGGCGGAGGAGACTACACAAACCTCACACTTGCTAATCTGACGATTACTTCTGGTCGTCAAGATATTTACTCTCAGCCTTATGCGGGTTACTGCAATGTTGAAATTCTTAACTTAGATCTTTCACCTATTGAGATTGATATAAATGACCAGATAAACATTAGAGTCAAAGACTCATCTGGCACCTATGTCAATCTTTTTGGTGGCTATGTAACAGACATCGATGTAGAAGTCACACAAGCCTCATCTACTGTTATTTCAGAGCGTATCAAGGTAGTTGCCTTGGGCGCTTTGTCGAAACTGCCTAAAACCCTGACAACAGGAGTTTTAAGTAAAGACTTTGACGGCGATCAAATTTACGCCATTCTTAGTGAAGCTTTGTTTGATACATGGAATGAAGTCCCAGCTGCTGAAACTTGGGCTGGATACTATCCAACAACAACTTGGGCTAATGCTGAAAATTCTGGACTTGGCGAAATCGATCAACCAGGCGATTATGAATTAACTGCTCGATCATCAAACACAACAGACATCTATAGCCTTGTATCCTCTTTGGCTACATCTGGACTTGGATACCTTTTTGAGGACTCACAGGGCAGAATCGGGTATGCCGATAGTACTCACCGAAGCGAATACCTAGCAGCTAATGGTTATGTTGATCTAACTGGCTCTCACGCTTTGGCGCGCGGTATCAGAACCTCAAAGCGCTCAGGCGATGTTCGTAATAACGTGACAATCACTTACAAAGCAAATGCTCAACAATCTGCCTCAGATGCCGATTCGATTGCTGTTTATGGACAACAATCCTATGAAATTGCTACCTCATTAGAAAAGGGCTCAGACGCGCTAGATCAGGCTGAGTTCTATTTGGCATTACGCGCTTTTCCAGAGGCTCAGTTCAAGTCAATCACTTTCCCACTTGCAAGCCCAGAGATCGACGATAGCGATCGAGATGCTTTATTAGAAGTGTTTATGGGTTTACCAGTAAACATTATTGATTTACCAATAAATATCACTAATGGTCAATTTCAGGGCTTTGTTGAGGGCTGGACTTTTACCGCTGGTTACAACTCGCTTTACTTAACTTTGAATGTTTCACCAACTGCCTATAGCCTCCAGTCCACTCGTTGGAATGGCGTCTCAGCAGCCGAGACATGGAACACATTAAGCCCGACCCTAGAATGGATTGACGCTACAATAGTAGCCTGATAAAGGAGAAACATGGCCACAACAACGAACTATAACTGGAGCACGCCGGACGATACGAGTCTCGTAAAAGACGGCGCAGCTGCTATCCGCACGCTCGGCTCCTCTATCGATACGACAACAAAGGCACTCAATCCATCAACAACTCTTGGTGATATTGAATACCGATCATCGACTGCCAATACAAACACTCGTTTAGGTATTGGTTCATCAGGTCAAGTATTGACCGTAAGTGGTGGCGTACCTGCTTGGGCAACAGCGACATCAGGTGGAATGACTTTATTGGCAACACATTCACTAAGTGGAGCAACCTCCACAATTTCAGGCATTTCAGGCGATTACAAGCGACTTATGGCATTTATTGAATTGCCGCAAAATGCAACAGCAGATGGTCAATTTAGAATCGCACCAAATGGAGATACAAATCTCGCTTATTTAGTTGGCGTGAAAATTGCAACAACTGTTTACGATGTAAATGGTGGTTACATAACTACTGCTAGCACAACAAATCGATCAAATACTAATTTTAGTGCCACGCTTGTAATTGACAATTACACAACAACAGCAACATTGAAGCCTGTCCAATACTACGGATGGTATGCACCGACTAGCGGCGCAGGAACATTTATGTCATCAGGTATTTATGCGGGTGCTAGTGCGGTGACTTCCTTAGTGTTTTCTAACTCTGGTGGAAACCTATCCGCCGGAACTGTCTATCTATACGGGGTGAAATAATGCCAAATCCAATCATTCGAATCCATGATCTTGAAACTAATGAAGTAGTAGATCGCGAAATGACAGCTGCTGAGTTTGAAAAGTATAAGGCTGATAAATTGGCTGATAAAGCAGTTGCGGATGAAATTGCTGTCAAGGAATTGGCTAAGGCTGAATTGTTGGCTAAGTTGGGCATCACTGAGGATGAAGCGAAATTGTTGCTTGGATGAAACCAAGGTTATCTAAAGCACTTATTCAGTTAAGAGAACAGGCAGACGATGCTTATCCTGACCGAAAGCGTCACTCTGACGGCACAATCGGAGACGCAAAGCACTCAACCCGAAAGAGCGATCATAACCCTGACCCTGATTCAGGGTATGTCCGCGCTATCGATCTCGATGCTGATTTCAATGAACAAGCCTCTACAGCTGCTTACATTGCCGACCAGATACGAATTGCAGCCAAGTCAGATAAACGCATTAGTTATGTCATCTTTAATCACAAGATTGCAAGCGCTAGAAGCCTCTGGAAATGGCGCAAGTATACGGGAGTCAATCCGCACATCAAGCACATCCACGTCAGTTTTACAAAGGCTGGCGATACGGATTCGAAGTTTTTTAACATCCCTTTACTAGGAGGAACAGATGAACCAAGACCTAAAGAAGATGCTGGCAAGTTGGGCAAGAGCCTTTCTGACCGCTGCTCTTGCACTCATAGCTGCGGGCGAGACTGACCCCAAGAACATTGCTTACGCTGGTGCATTGGCAACGATTCCGCCAATTATGCGTTGGTTAAATCCTAAAGATGAAGCTTTCGGTTTGAGGTGAGTGCGAATGATTGGGCGGGATTCACTCTCGCTCTTGTCTCGACGCTTGCTATTTTTATTGGCGGTTTGCGTTACCTGGTTCGCGGTTGGTTGTGGACTCTTACGCCGAATGGTGGATCATCTCTCGCAGACCGATTGGCAAGAATAGAGACACGCCAGGAACAGATGATGGAACTTCTTAAGAAGTAAGGGACACTTATCCACATGGCAAGAAAAGCAACTAAGGCGCTAGAGGAGCAAGGTTATTCAAAACTTGATGCTTATTGCATTGGGCTTTATGAATACTTTTGCAGCTTGAAACGCGCTGGCTTTGCAGAGGATATTGCGATGTTTATGATCACCGAGCCTCAAGCTTATCCTGGCTGGATCTTGCCTGATCCAATCGACCCTGAAAAGTTTGGGGACTATGATGATGACGATGAGGACTAATGACAGTCAAAAGAATTGCCTGGATCTCAGATATCCAAGCACCTTTCTTTCATGAAGCAGCAGTCAAGAATCTAGGCAAGTTTTTAAGGGCTTACAAGCCTCACCAAACCATATGCATTGGTGACGAAATTGATCTACCGCAGCTTGGCGGTTTTGCTCAACCATGGCAAGAGGTTGAAGGCAACATCGACGAAGATCGTAAACTCACTTTAGAAATTCTCGAATATCTTGGCGTTACTGATGTAGTTGGCTCCAATCATGGAGCGCGTGTTTACAAGTCTTTATCTCGCAGACTGCCAGCATTTATGAATCTGCCAGAGCTGCGCTATGACAAGTTTATGGGCTATGACAAGGCTGGTATTAAGTACCATCCAAACGGCTTTGACTTTGCTCCAGGTTGGCACACATGCCACGGAGACGCTTTTCCACTATCAAACAAGCCTGGACAAACAGCCTTAAACGGTGCGGTCCGTATGGGTAAATCAGTTGTGTCAGGGCATACCCATAGACTGGGGCTGAGTGCCCATTCAGAGGCTTCTGGAGGGCGTTACGGGCGCATTGTCTGGGGTGTTGAGGTTGGCAACTTAGTGGACTTATCAAGCCCTGGAATGGGGTACACAAAGGGTTATGCCAACTGGCAGATGGGCTTTGTTGTAGGCACATTACACGGCAAACGATTTACGCCTGAGTTAATTCCAATCGATCCGAAAGATGGCTCATTTATCTACCAAGGCAAACGCTGGGGCTAAATCGTTACCGTTTCGTTATCGAAATGTCCGAGAAATTGTCTGACAAATGTGAGACCGTAATCCTGTAGCCACCAATGGTTACAAGAATCGGGAGCAAAAGAAATGGATCTACAAGTACCAGTAATCGTTTTACTGATGTTAGCTAATATCCTTTGGTTCATCGTTGGATGGGGCAAGGGCTTTTCAGAGGGCAAGCGTGAAGGCTTGGCGATTGGCAAGAACAGTCAGCGCGTGAGTGTTAATGCGCGCTGATGACATCCTTGACGAAGCAAAAGACCTTATTCAAGACCGAGGTAAAGATTACGGCTTGGCAGCTCTCAATCACCTTCGAATTGCCAAACTCTGGTCAGCCTATCTTGAACGCAACATCGAGCCTCACGAAGTCGCAATCTGTATGGCACTTGTCAAAATCTCACGCCTACAAGAAACAAGCCTCCACGCAGACAGTTACAAGGACGGCGCAGCATACATTGCGCTCGCTGGACAGATTGCATCAACTGACTGGAGTGACCTTGACAGTTATTAAAGCTGCGCCAGGCATCTGGTGCGATTATTGCAAAGTGCGTTATGGCGTTAATTCTTTGCTTGGTCAAAAGCCAGCAAGTTATACCGTTATCAGCAATCATCCTAAAAGCCAAGGCACACGACGGCATTATTGCAACAGCTGCGCCATCGATGTCCAGACTTGGGCAGACGGTACTGTTTGGTCATTACCGGAACAAACCGAGTACCTATTAAAACAAGAGGAGTTACCAAGTGTTTAATTTAGCCGATTATGAAACAGTTGAAAGTCGTTTGGAAAAGTTTATTAAGGACTTTCCAGACTTTCGCATAAGCACAGAATTGGAGAGTTACCAGAATGATAGATTTATTGTTAAGGCGTATTTATATCGAACTTATGCTGATGGCGTCGCGTTCACAACGGGATACGCTGAAGAAAAAGTTACTGATCGAGGCGTTAATGCTACTTCAGCGCTGGAGAATTGTGAGACTTCAGCGATCGGTCGAGCGCTTGCGAACGCGGGTTATGCTGCTAAAGGAAAGCGTCCAAGTCGAGAGGAAATGAGCAAGGTTCAACGCTTATCGGCAAAGGACATTGCAAAGGCTAATGAAGTGCCAAGCTTTAAAACAAAGGAAGAAGCACTAGCTGCTGATCCTTGGACTACTGAGCCAATTTATGGCGATGTTAATCAGCCTCCAGCAATTACCGCAGCTGAGGCGATTGCCAATATTCAAGATGTATTAGGTGGCACTAATGCCGAGGGTTGCATTCATGGAGACATGGCATGGAAAGAAGGCGAAAAGAATGGGCGCGCCTGGGGCGGATTCTTCTGCACTTATGCGCCAAGAACAGGAGAAGCAAAGTGCTCAACTGTTTGGTATCAACTTGCATCATCTGGTAAATGGGAACGACAAAAGTTAAGGAGCGTGTAATGGGATTCGTAGAAGTTAAGGTAAATGGTCAATGGATTAACCTTATGGCAGCTGAGATTCGTTGCCAGTTATGTAATGAGGCAGTTGTAATTGCCGAGATTGCAATTCCTGACAAGATCGATGACGGCGCTAATGCCACTTGGACATGCAAGAAATGCCACGCGATAAATGGATAAGGATATTTACAAAAGCCCAATGAATGGCTTTATCTATAGTTTTAGCGGTTATGGCGGTGTTATGAACTGCTCAGATTGCGATGCTTTTAGCCAGGTAAATGAATACGATCGTGAGGATGGTTTAGTCGTTTGGTTATGTAATAGATGCGAGAATAAACATCATCTATGACAAACCATCGAAAACATCGAGGTTATAGGACTCAAAAGGTCATAGCCGAATACCTGAAACAATGGTGGGCTTATGCCGATACCGCAGGTGCTGGGAGGCAAGGTGAGGACATCCTAAATATCCCAACTCTCAGCATCGAAGTAAAGGCAAGATCTGACTTTCAGCCTTTAGCCTGGATTAAACAAGCTGCGTCAAACGCAAACGGAAAACTGCCAATAGTGATTATGCGGTGCAATGGACAGGGAGAGGATGTAGGTCAATACCTGGCATTTATGCGAGTTGATGATCTTATGCCGATTCTGCATCAAGTAGTGCCAACTCATGAGGTAGTCAGATGTTCAGGGTGCGGATCTTGGAACTTTGAAGGAAAGGAATGTTTAACATGCCAGTATATGAATACAAATGCGTCAGCTGCGAAATAACAATGGAGATCCAAAAGTCAATACATGAGGAGCATCAGCCAATGTGTTGCGGAATTCAAATGACAAGAATCTATAGTAATTTTGGCATAAGCTTTAAAGGTACAGGTTGGGGACACCAATGACACGCCGATCATTAAACGGGGAACTTGACATCGATGGTACGCTAACGGCGCAGAGCCCATCAAGGGCTCACCGCGACCCGCTGAGGCGGGTAGGTCGCGGGGTGCTAGTAGCTATTGGGATATCTCTGTTCTCACCCGCTTATGCGGTAGCACCAGTTGATGGAAAACATTATGTTTCGATTAAAGAATATGCAGCAATCTTGGTAGATGATAAAAGCCAGATGATATGTTTAAGTAAGCTTTATGGAAAAGAATCAGCATGGCAATCAGATGCTGTTAATGGATCTCATTATGGAATACCACAAGGACGATCTGAATACCTAAAGACTGCAACACCAGAGCAACAAATTATGTGGGGCTTGAAGTACATCGACAACAGATACGGATCACCATGCAAAGCATGGGCGTTCTTCCAAAAGAATAACTATCATTGATGGCTAAGCAATCAGCGTTAAGAGATGATGGTAGTACTGCGTTATGGCGTAGGATAAGACAAAGAGTATTAATAAGAGATCAACATACTTGCCAGCGATGTGGATTAGAAGCTACTCATGTAGACCACATCATCCCAAGAAAGTTAGGAGGCGATGATTCAATGGATAACCTCCAAGCTCTATGCAGAGAATGTAATTTAAGTAAGGGGGGTGGTTTTTTTGAGAGCATTTCGACAC